GAGTCGGAGGTCGGAATCGCACGGCTCACCGTCGCCATCACCCAGACGCCGTGGTTCATCGCCCGCTCCGCGGCGCAACGCCAGTTCGAGATGCTGGAATCCACCGACCTTGGTGAAGCGACAGCACAGATCGACAAGAAGGTCGCCGAGATCCAGCGGATCATCACCCGGCTCGGCCTCGGCGCACACACCGAGATCACGTCCCGCATCCAAGACATGGCCCGCGACGCCATCTACGAGTCGTGGACCGCCTACGACCTCAACCAGAACGTGCTCATGGAAGCCGACTGGGCGGAAGGCCAGGCCGGCGGCGCTGTCGGATCGAACTATCGGGCCATCGACACGAAGGCCGCCGACTACATGGTCGGCCACCTCATCACCGACACGGACCGGGACGGCTGGGCTGAGGATCTGTACCTCGGCGACATTGACGAAGCCTGGTTGAACAACCACATGGCTGATCTGGCGATGCAGACGTGGACGGGGATGGCTGACCGCATCAAGCAGGGGTACACGGTGAAGCAGATCGTGTCGCCGCTTCGGCAGGAAGCGGCCCGCTGGTTGGAGCGGGACATCACTGACCGGGATTTCCTCGACAACCCGGATTTCGCCCGGATCTTGAACTACCCGCAGGATGACGGCCCGTCGAGGCTGATGACGGTCGGTGAGGTTGGCGAGTATGTCCGCAAGCTCGATGAGTGGCAGACGACAGGCAACGCGAAGCGGTCTGCACGGTCGCTTGCCAACCTCATCGGTAAGAAGTTCGGGAGGGCTGCCTGATGGCAGAGATGTATGGTCCGGGGAGTCTCACCAACGAGGGGACGTTGACGTGGGACGAGTACGTCGAAGCGGCCAACCCATCCGGCAGGCGGGGCGCCTACTTCGAGAATAGGCCGGGGCAACGCGGCTACTCCCAGTTGGTTAGCGCCGGAGACAACCCGCTGCTTCAAGGGTTGGAAGGCAAGTTCTTCCACCCGCTGGATACATCGTATTCCGATCCGCAGGACGCGCCGCCACAGTTGGCGAACGGCGACGGTGGTGGCGGTGGCGACGGTGGTGGCGGTGGTGGTGGCGGTAGCTCGGCCGGCGGCGGTCAGGACGGCGACGGCGGTACCCCATTGGACCTTCCCGGCGACCCGAACGAAACCGCGTCGTCCATCATCCGAGACGCACTCATCGACTACGGCCTCGAAGGGCTCCTAGACGACACCAACCTGCGGCTCATCGACCGATGGGTCGAAACCGGCGACATGGACGCCGTATGGGCCGCCGTTCGCCAAACCGCCACCTACCAGAAGCGGTTCCCCGGCATGAAGAAGCTCACCGACCAGGGCCGAGCCGTCACAGAAGAACAGTACATCGCCCTCGAACGGCAGTACGCCGGCACGCTCGCCATGTACGGGATGCCGAAAGACTTCTACGACTCCCCCGACGACTTCGGCACCCTGATCTCCGGGGACGTGTCCGCCCAGGAGTTCTCGCAGCGCGTCGCCCTCGCCGCCGAAGCAGCGCACGCCGTGTCCCCAGAACTGGTGTCGCAACTCCGCGCCTACTATGACATCACGGCAGAGGATCTGACCGCGTACTACCTCGACCCGGAGAGAGCCACAAACATCTTTGAGGAACGGCTGCGATTTGGGGCCGCCCGGATTGGAAGCATCGCTACCGAAACTGGCGCAGGTTCCATCGCCCGTCAGACAGCGGAGTCCATTAGGGACACCGGGGTCACTGATAGGGAAGCTCGTCGGGGGTTCGAGGCAGTGGCGGCCTCCACACTGTCGGAGGAAACCGCGTCCGAAACGGCTGACATCACGTCGGCGGACCTGGTGGGGGCCACGTTCGGGCTCGACAACGAGGCCCGCATGAAGGCCGAACAGCGCCGTCAGCGCCGCCTCGCCGAGTTCAGCCAGTCCGGCGGACTGGTGTCCACGCAGAGCGGGTTCACCGGGCTGGGTTCCGCAACTTAGAACAAGTTACATCTGTGTGGTTTGTCTGCTACTGTCTGTTCAGACGCTTTGGCCGCAGTCTCGTCTGCACCTGTGTGAGCTATTCCGTCGACCGCCACCTTGCCGGCCTCCCCGGTGAGGTGAGAGATCGGAACGGGAGAGGACATAGATGGACGAGGCAACCGAGCCTGACATCGTTGACGAAGAAGGCGAACCGAAGCGGAACTTCCGCCGGGTGCTGGAGGACAAGGCCACGCAGGCTGAGGCTCGAGCATCCGAACTGGAAGCCGAACTGACCGCTCTCAAGCGGACAGAGGCGTTCCGTGAGGCAGGCATCAACCCTGCTGATCCCCGCCAGTCGTACTTCGTGAAGGGGTACGACGGCGAGATCAACGCCGAAGCGATCCGAACCTCAGCCCTCGAGGCGGGGTTTATCGACGCCAACAGCACGGCTGAGGCGGCGGCGACGGATCAGCCTCAGGTGGCACCGGAGACGGTGACCTACCGGGAGGAGCTTCTGGCGCAGCAGCGGGTCGCTGATGCCGGCTTCCAGGGTCAGCCGGTGGAGTCGCCGGATCTGCAAGCACGGATTCGGGCTACACGGTCCCCGGAGGAGTTGCGGGCGTTGCTCGCTTCCGAGGGGATTTCGGTCAACACGCAGGGTTAGAGCCCCCGTCCTTACCTAATCCACTTTCCTAAGGACAACTCTTTCCAATGGCTTACACCCAAAAGAGCAGCCTGAGTACCGATCAGGTGGCTTTCTCGCAGGAGGTGCTGCTCGCCTACCGGGCCGCTCCCCTGCACGACGAGTACGCGACTGTTCGCGCTACCCGTCAGACCCATCGTGGCAGCGGTGTCACGTTCACGAAGTACGCCGACATGGCTCAGGCCACCTCGGCGCTGACCGAGACCTCGGACGTGACGGCTGTGGCGCTGTCGGACTCGACGGTGACCCTGACCCTGGCCGAATACGGCAACGCGGCGATCACGACCGCGGCGCTTCGCGGCCAGTCGTTCACCAACGTGGACCTGGACGCTGCTGGCCTCATCGCCTTCAACGCGGTGGACAGCATCGACAAGGTGTGCGCCGACGTGGCCTACGCCGACACCACCAACGTCAAGTACATCGGCCAGACGAGCCGGGGTGCCCTGACGGCGTCGAACACGATCACGTCGTCCAGCATCCGTGAGGCCGTCGCGAACCTGCGCAGTGCTGCGGTGCCGACGTTCGGCGCGAACTACATCGGCCTGATCCACCCGGACGTGGCCGTCGACCTCATCGAGCAGACCGGCACCGCCGATCTGCGGTCGTTCCAGATCCGCTCGGACGCCGAGAACGTCCGCAAGGGCGAGATCGGCACCTTCGACGGGGTGACGTTCATCTCGACGCCTCGGGCCCTGCTCGTCGCTGACGGTGGCGCGTCCAACGTGGATGCCTACGGGACGCTGATCCTGGGCGAAGGCGGCATCGGCAAGGCGTTCTCGGACCTGTACGGCCCGGAGCCGGAGGTCGTGTTCGGTCCGGTGACCGACACGCTGCGCCGGTTCCAGCCGGTCGGCTGGTACGCCATGCTCGCCTACGGCGTGATCCGCGGCGAGGCGCTGTACCGCATCGAGTCGGCCTCCAGCATCGGCGACAACTAGCCGACGCTGACATTCGAGTGACGGAGCTCCCCTCGAGCCGGCAACCACTGTCGGGCGCAGACCTCGGGGGGAGCCCCCACTCCACAGTTCTCATGAGTATCCGAACGGGACGGCGCAGGCATGACTGACGGCAAGTATTCGTCGGTCGGGATCATTCTTCGCCGCGGCACGTCCCGTCGGAAGCCTGTTCGCCGCGACTCCGACGGGTCCGTTGGGGGCGTGCAGACCGAGCATTGGGATGGCCGCGTCGATGCTGCGGTTGTGCCGGAGTCGGTCGAGTTGAAGGTTCGCCAGGGAGGTGACCGGTAATGGCCGTAACGGCCTCAGGGCTTTTCTTGCCCACTTTTCTCGATGTGCTGGATGGCACGCAGCTCGCGGTGAACACCGGGTCTGACACGTTCAAGTGCGGGATGGTGACGAACTCGTCCACCCCGGATTTCGACACGCATGACCATTGGTCGGATCTTTCCGGCAACGAGGTGTCTGGCACCGGCTATACGGCTGGTGGTGCGGCGCTCACGTCGGTGACGTTGACGGGGTCGTCGGGGACGATCACGTTCGATGCGGCGGATGTGTCGTGGACTTCTTCCACGATCAACGATGCACGGGCGGCGGTGATCTACGACGACACGTTGACGAACGATCCGTTGATCGCGTTGGTGAACTTCGGGTCGGACTATTCGTCGGCGAACGGGACGTTCACGATCACCTGGTCTGGGTCCGGTATCTGGACTCTGGATCTGACTCCGTAGGGGGCCTGTTGTGGCGACGAACTTTCCGACGAGTCTGGATACGTCTAGCACGACGCTTCGGACCGATATTGCTTCGACCGATGACCTGGATGCGTCCGGTAAGGAACACGACACTCAGCATGTGAATGTGTCCGGGGCGGCTATCGCTCTGGAGACGAAGCTGGGGACGGGTTCCTCGACCCCGGTTGACAAGGCCGTGTTGATGGGCGACGGCGCCGGGTCGTCGGCGTGGGATACGACGCCGACCATCGGCGGGAACACCACCATCGAGGGGTCGCTCAGTATGGGCGACAACGAGGTGATCCGGCCGAAGATCAAGGACTACGGCGAGACCGTGTCGGCACACGGGAACACTTCGACTGCTGAGACGGTGGACCTGGAGAACGGCAACGTTCATACGGCCACTCTCGATGCGAACTGCGCGTTCACGTTCTCGAATCCTCCGGCGTCGGGGACGGCTGGTTCGTTCACGTTGATTCTGACTCAGGATACGACGGGGTCTCGGACGGTGACTTGGCCGGCGTCCGTTGATTGGGCTGGTGGTACGGCCCCGACGCTCAGTACCGGGGCGAATGACGTGGATGTCCTCACGTTCTTGACGACCGACGGGGGCACTACCTGGCTCGGCTTTTCGGCCGGTCTGGACATGAGCTGATGCCTCTTGGTGCGGAGGCTCGGGCGCTTCTCGGGGCCGCGGGGGCTGGCGAGTGGTACGAGACGACCGGTTCCCCTTCAACGGGCACGGATGGTTCGTACACCTGGTTGAAGTGGACGGGTTCCGGGTCGTTGACGATCAACTCGTTGCCCGGTGGCGGGTTGAACGCTGATGTGTTGATTGTCGCTGGTGGCGCTAGTGGTGGCCGACATCAGGGTGGCGGCGGTGGCGCTGGCGGTATGCAGACCGTTACGGGCGTGGCGTTGTCAGAAACGGCGTACACGATCACTGTTGGTGGCGGTGGTGCGGGCGGCAACTTTCCCGGTGTAGATGGGTCTGATTCGTCTGCGTTGGGGACGACCTCTACCGCAGGCGGTGGCGGCGGGGCGGCGCATGGCGCTGGGTCTGCTGGCGGTTCTGGCGGCGGCGGTTCTGGATACAACCAGTCGGGTGGTGCTGGCACCAGCGGTCAGGGCAACGCTGGTGGTGATTCGTTGTCGATCAGCGGCGTGAACGCTGGTGCTGGTGGCGGCGGTAAAGGCGCTGCCGGTTCAGACCCCACGGGGACAGCCGTACCTTGTAACGGCGGCAACGGCGGTAATGGTTCAGCGAACTCGTACACGGGGTCGTCGGTGACGTATGCGGGCGGTGGAGGTGGTGGAGCCGATAACGATTCGGGTGGCACTTCCACTGGCGGCACGGGCGGTACTGGTGGAGGTGGCGCTGGTGCCGACGGCGACTCGGATACGCAGTCAACTCTTTATGCGGTGGCTGGCACCGCTAACACTGGTGGCGGCGGCGGTGGTGGCGGTCATTCCTACAATATTGGGGCGTCGGGCGGGTCAGGGGTCGTCGTGGTCCGCTGGCTCACCCCGTAGGAGACTGACATGGCGCACTACGCAGAAGTCATCGACGGCCTCGTTCAGAGAGTTGTCGTCGTGTCCAACGACGTAACCGTCACCGATGGTGTGGAGTCCGAACAGGCAGGCATCGACCTGCTGGACGAGATCATGCCGACCGATGGGGCGTGGGTGCAGACCTCCTACAACGGGTCGATTCGTCACAACTATGCCGGTATTGGTGATACATGGGACTCCGATGCTGGAGCGTTCTACAGTCCGCAGCCCTACGGGTCATGGTCGTTGGATGACGACTATCGGTGGCAGCCTCCGATCCCGATGCCCGATGACGGCACCCTCTACAACTGGGACGAGGACACCACTACCTGGGTTGCCGCATGAACCGTGCAGCCCGCTACGTCCACGACGCCATCCAACCCGGCGTCTCCACCTACGCAGGCTGCGCCCTCATCGCCCTCGCCCTCAAAGTCACCGCCAACCAGCGCGCCGAAAGCTGGGCGTGACATGGACATCATCTCCCGCACCAACTGGGGCGCCAAGCGGCCCCGGTGGACGACCCGTCTCCGCAAGCCCGTAGACCACGTCTTCATCCACCACGGAGCCACCCTCCTCGCCGACCACACCCGCCCCGGCGAAACCCGAATCCTTCAGGCGTACCAGCGGTACCACTTCAGGAAAGGGTGGGCCGACATCGCGTACAACTTCGCGGTCGGCACCATGTCCGGGCACACCTACGAACTCCGCGGATGGAACAACCGGCCCGGAGCCACCAAAGGCTGGAACCACCGGTCCTACGCCATCTGCATCATCGGCGACACGACCCGCCAGGAACTCTCAGAGACCGCCATCGAAGCGATCCGGGAACTCATCGGGCAAGGCATCAAGGCCGGGCTCATCACCCCCAACTTCGAGTTGAAGGGCCACCGCGACGTAGCCAACAAGGACTGCCCCGGTGTCCGCGCCTACGACCGGCTCGAACGGATGCGGCCCACGAACGCCGAAGCGACCCCGCCGAAACTCGCAGCGCCGCCACTCAGGCGCACCCTGCGGGTACGACGGCCAAGGATGCGTGACCCGCTGGTCCGGTTCATCCAGGTCAAGTTGAGGCAGCCCGTCAACGGCGTGTACGACCAGCAGACGGCGTGGCATGTCGGCCTGTTCCAGTTGCAGAACGGGTTGACGGTGGACGGCGTGTACGGCCAGCGGACGCACAAGGTGATGTTCGGTGGGCGCTGAATTGGTTGGCGCTCTCGGCGTTGTCGGGGCGGCGTGTGTCACCGGGTTCTTCGGTGTAGCACTACGCCGCCTCAACCGCGACAACACCGACCAGCACGACCGGTCCATGAACAAACTCGACTACCTGACTGGCCGGGTCGAAGGCGTCTCCGACGACGTGACCGGCCTGACCGTGTGGACCCGCGTCCACGACGAGAAGCATCGTCTGATCGAGGAACGTGACCGTGGCGGGGCTTGATTATCGCCATGCCAGCATCGACTATCGGCACGCCGGAGCCGACTACAGCGGATCGCTCGACGCCTCAGTCGCCGCCGGGGTGGTCGCAGGTTCGGCATCGGTCCCGCCACCTGGAGTCAACGGCGATGCTGGTGTTGCTGCTGGCGTGGTCGGCGGCGTGGCTGGCGTACCTGTGGCATCGGTGGCTGCGGCGGCTGGGGCCAACGTGGCCGCTGTTGCTGGGGCCGGGGCTGTGGGGTCCGTCACCGTGGAGGCGGCGGCTGTCGCTGCTGTTTCAACGGTCGGTGGAAGCGGGGCTGTCCCCGCTGCGACCGCCTCGCAGACCGCTGAGGCCGCCCCTGACCCGGCGACCTGTACGGGGATGGTGAACACCCCGGACCTGGTGCGCCGTGTCGTCCTCACCACTGTCGACCAGGTTCCTCCGTTGGCTCCCGGCGAACACGGATACGACGAGCTGGACAAGGAGAACCGTCTCGCCCGCTTCTACCCGACGCGGGCTCGAGGCGTGAACGTGTGGATCGCCTCCGGCGCTGTCACCACGACGCAGCCGACCGACGAATCAACGATCACCAGGTGGCTGCACGGCGGCCACGAAGGCCCCGACGATCTCACCGAAACAGAAGCCGACCTGCTTTCAGCGGCCGGTTACACGATCCATGTGGAGGCCGCCTGATGGTCAAGAAGCGAGAAGACTGCACGCCGGAGGAACTCGCTGAACGAGACGCGTTCGCCGAGAAGGTTCGTTCGATCTCGTTCGCCGCGTCGGCGATGCCGTCCCGGTCGAACGCTGCCGCCGAGAAGAAGGCGTGGAAGAACATGGACGCCGACTTGGGCGCCTACAAGCGGCTCCGAGCCGACGGGGAGCAGCCGCCGGACATCACCGGGTCCGCCGAGCTCGAAGCGAAGGCCGAATCCACCCATGAGGTGACCGCTGGCCGCATCGTCCGCAACAAGAAGTCCCGCGACGAGGCCGGCAAGATCCTCGCAGAAGCGAAGGCTGATTCATGACGGCGCAAACCTGGATCGACCGGACACGGGATCTGCTGCTGTCCGGCACGGTCGAGCCGATCAACCGGTTGAACGGGGCGATCACCCAGACCGCCTCGACGTTGACCATCGAGTTCGACGCCGGACCCATCGTCGCCGGTTCCCTCATTGAGATGGGCACCGAACTGGCGTATGTCACGTCGGTGTCCGGCACCAGTGTCGGCGTGATCCGCGGGTACGGAGGCTCCACGGCCCCGTCCGGTGGGCACACCTCAGGGACGATCATCCGTTCCAACCCGCAGTACCCGGCGCACATGATCCTCGACGCCCTCAACGACGACCTGAACGACCTGTCCGCTCAGGGCTTGTTCCAGGTGAAGACGAAGACGTTCTCGTTCTCGTCCGGCACCGACGGGTACGACCTCGCATCCGACGCTCTCGGCGTGCATCGGGTCACGTTCACCGATCCGTCGTCGGACAAGTCTGAACCGGAGGTGCGGCGCTTCCAGTTGCGCCGCAACCGGGACACGGCGACGTTCACGTCCGGGGTGGCTCTCGTCTTACAGGACTCCCCCACGTCCGGGCAGACGGTCCGTGTCGAATACACGGCCCCGTACACGACGCTGACGGACAGCACGACGGCCCTGTCGGCGACCGGCCTGCACACTGAGGGCTACGACCTGCCGCCGTTGGGGGCAGCGTTGGCGCTCATGTCGTTCAAGCCGATTGCCCGAGAGTCGGTGACGCACCAGTCGCCGATGCGGCGCGCCGACGAGGTGCCGTCCGGGGCGATCTCAGCGTCCATGCGTGACCTGCGGTTCCGCCGGCAGCAGCGCCTCGAGGCCGAAGCGGGCCGCCTCGCGAAGATGTACCCGACCCAGTGGGTGAGGTCCGGCAAGTAGATGTCCACCGGCCACCGCTTCGACGTGTCCATCAACGGGCGCGGATACCAGGTCGATTACGGCCAGTATCGGCGTCGGACACTGCCTGCCCTCAAGGAGCAGCGCGACACGTCGGACGATGTCGGTGAGAACACCCTGTCGAACGTCGGGCAGTGGGTCCGGTCGCAGACGGACTGGTCGCATGGTGCCGGCCAGCGGCACTACGACCTCGCTGGCTCGGATCGGGCCCGGTTCGATTCGTCGAAGAACATCGACGTGTTCTCCACGAAGGGTGAGGTGTCGATCTGCCCGGCTATCGAAACGAAGTCGACGGGTACGAACGACAACGTGTACTGCCGGGTCGTGAACGGTGCCGCGGCGACGTTCTATTTCTCTGACGGCAACTCGATGAAGTTCGGTGACCCGAACGTGGCGTCGTACAGCCCGTCGTCGTGCGACATGGGCTATGCGATCACCGACTGGACTTCGGACGGCACGGACATCTACTGCGCTGTCGGCACGGCCGCTGCCGGTCCGAGGAAGGTGGCGGTGTCGGCCACGTCCGGTGCGGCCACTATCGGGACGTTCCAGGCCGACGTGATCGAGTACGCCAACGGGCGGCTCCTCGCGGCCGACGGGGCACGCATCGTGGAGCTCAACTCGTCTGGGACGGTCTTGACGTTCGACCAGACGCTGTCGGGTACCTGTGTGGCGATCAAGGGTGGCCCGCAGGCGATCTACGCGGCGTACAACCAGAACGGCCAGGGCGTCCTGTACGCCATCACGGTGTCCGCAACTGACGGTTCGCTTGCCTATCCGGTGCCGGCCGCTGTCCTCCCGGTCGGCGAGACGTTCTCGGGGCCGTTCTGCCTCGACACGTTCGGTGACTTGCTGGTGGCGGGCACGTCGCAGGGCTGCCGGTTCGGGCTCATCAACAGCAACGACACGAAGTCGGTGGTGTTCGGTCCGGTCATCGACGACGGTGCCGCCGCTCACGGCACACGCATTGTCGGCCGGTTCGCCTATTGGGGCACCAAGGATGGTGACACCTGGAAGGCGGACCTGACCCGTTTCAGCGGGCCGCTGCAGCCCGCCTACTCGAGGTTCCTCGCCCACGATTCGGCGTCTTACGGGGTTGTGCAATCTTGCGACATTGTGGGTGACAAAATGGTGTTCACCGACAGTCTCGGCGAGGTGTACGGAGAGGACTACGGCGGTGACCTATCTACGTCTGCGGAACTCACGGTCGGGATCGTGACGTTCGGAACGGTCGCGGCGAAGATCCTGCGGGCGGCGACGGCCCGGTGGGCGAAGGAGCAGTCGGCGGCCACGTCCGGCGACACCGACTACCGGCAGGCCAGCACCGGATACCAGGCTTCGATCAACTACCGCGGCGACGCTGCAGACGCCCCCGGTTCGGTCACGGTGACGGTCACTGACGACGCGAACGTCGCTACCGGCATGACGATCCTCGCTTCGTCCGGTGAGGTCGCCTACTCGCCGTCATCGAACGACACGTCGTCGGAGACGTTCGAGGTGAAGCTCGGGCTGGTTCGGGACGCTTCGACGACCTCGTCGGGCCCGAAGATTGAACGCTGGTCGCTGCTGGCACGGCCGCAGCCGTCCCGCATCGAGGAAGTCATCGTGCCGCTGGTGATGCAGGGACGTGTCGCCACGTCGCATGGTGCCGGCGCTCCCGCCGGATACGAGACGAAGACGGAGTACGACCTGCTCCGCAGTCTGGTGACCGGATCGACGAGCGTCACCTATTTGGAGGGGACCAGGTCTGAGACCGTCACGGTCGAGGACATCGAGATGCAGCCGATCCGCTACTCGGATGACGGCCGCTGGTTCGAGGGGACACTCCTATGTCGTCTGTTGACGATTCCGGCCTGAGCAACGTCGTAAGCCTGGAGAAGTACCGGGTCAGGCACGACCATCGTGCGCGGCGATCCCGGTGGGTTGACGACCTGCCGGACGACATCGTCGCTGAGATCATGGCGTCCACTGCGGGTTCAACGATCACCACTCGCTGGTTGCGTGAAGTTCACGGCTACCAGGACGCCACTGTGAACCGGGTGGCTGCTCTTATCCGCGACCGTATGGATGCCGGTGAGCGACCTCGATGATTTCGCCGACAAGGCGTTGCTGTTGGATCGGCTCACCCGTGTGGAGAAGCAGGCCGCGAAGGCGAAGGCCGAGTTGCGGCTGTCTCGCAAGCAGACCGACCAGGTTGTTGGGGAGCGTGATCTTCTCGCAGCCAGGGTGGCTGCCTACGAGGTCGCGGCTGGTGCGACGCCTCCACGTTGGCTGACTCCGAAGAAGCCGAAGAAGTCGGCGGCGACCGTCGTCGCGATGATGTCCGACCTTCATCTGGACGAGGTCGTGAACCCGGACGAGATCGGCGCGGTGAACGCTTACGACCGCCGTATCGCCGAGATGCGCCTGCGACGCTTCTGCGACGCCACCATCGACCTTGCTGCTAACTACATCGCCGGGGTGGACATCGACGGCCTGTGCCTGTTGTGGGGCGGCGACATGGTGTCCGGTGACATCCACTCAGAGTTGGCCCAATCCAACGAGGGCGTGTCCGGTATCGACACCTGTGTGCATTGGTCGCCGATCCTCGCGTCGTGCGTGGCGACCCTCGCTGACCATTTCGGCAAGGTGCATGTGTCGTGCGTGGTCGGCAACCACGGCCGCCAGTCGCACAAGCCCCGCATGAAGGGCCGCGTGAAGGACAACCTCGATTTCCTGCTGGCGACGATGACCGCCAACCAGCTCGCCGCCGACGACCGGATCACCTGGGACATCCCCGAGAGCGCCGACTGCCTCGTCGAGGTGTACGACACGAAGATCCTGCTCACCCACGGCGACCAGATCCGTGGCGGTGCCGGCGGCGTCGGCGGCCTGATGGCCCCGGTCCTACGGATGATCGCGAAGAAGAAGGTCAATCAGCCGTTCGACGTGATGGCGTTCGGCCACTTCCACCAACAGATCCTCGCCCCCGATCAGGGCGTGTTCGCGTGCGGGTCGTCCAAAGGCGTGGACGAGTTCTCCAGGATTTTCAACTTCCCGGACTGCGACCCGTTGCAGGCGTTCGCTGTCGTGACCCCGACCCGCGGGTTCACGTTCACCGCCCCGATCTTCGTCGGGGACCGAAAGAAAGAAGGATGGTAGATGGACTTCACCCGCGACATGGGAGAGAGGCTGCTGGCGACGGCAGCGCAGGCCTTTTTGGGCGTGTTCACGTTGACGGACCTCGGGTCGGCCGAGGCCGGCATGGTCGCCGCTGGTGCTGCGGTGCTGGCGATGGTCAAGGCGTGGGTCGCGTCGTTCCTCGGCACCAAGGGCACGGCAAGCCTCGCCGACTAGACGCCGATTCGTCTACGGGTGTACCCGCTGCGAAGTCGAATGGGTTGACACCCCGCTGAAAGCCCGCTGTTGGTTCTGCAGTAGTACCACATATGTGAGATACGGGAGATTACGTCGGCACCTCCCCTATTTACATCTTGCACAACCCTCACTAAAACGGGTTCTGCAAGCCACCGGGAGTAGGAGTCTGCGCTATGAACGCCCTCGCTCGAGCCATCGTCGATAAGCGACGGCTCGACAACATCACACAAGTCGAGCTGTGCGAACGGTTCGGCTGGCATGAGACCAAGTTGTCTCGCATCGAGAACGGCCACGCGAAGCCGTACAAGGATCTAGCCCTCATCGCGAAGTGGCTCGGCATCACAGTCGAGGACGCGTACGCACTACTGGAAGAACCGGTCGACGTGGGCGGCAACACCCCTGCCGTGTCGGACCTGGCTGCTGAGATGGCCGGGTATCGGGAAGAAGTCGCCGACATGCGGGCCATGCTGGGCGAACTCATGTCAATGCAGCAGACCTCGGTGTCTGGCGTGATCGCCAACATGCTGGTGGAGCGCCGCGTCCAACAGAGCATGACGATGCATGAGGTCGCCTTACTGCTGAACGTGTCCACGTCAACGCTGCTGCGACTCGAGTCCGGCATTGCCGCGTACCAAGTGTACGCCACACAGATCGCCGACTTCCTTGACGTGCCTGTGGATGACTTGAAGCAGGCCGTCAAACTGGGAGACGACGGGTACAGAGCCTTCCTC